AAAGTGTTACCGGTGTGGACAAGGTAAAAGTTATAGACCTTGCAAGAGGACCGGGAACAGTAGATGTATTGATTGTAGCTGAAGGCAATGAAGCTGCAAATGAATCGCTGATTAAAAAGGTTAAAGATGTGATTGAGGCAAATAAGTTGGCAGGTGCAAATGTATTAATCAAGGCAGCAACAACATTTCCAATTGAAATAAACGCAACGATAAGAGTCAAAAATGAATCTTATTTAGATGATATTAAAACAGCATTTAAAAAGAATTTAAATACATATTTATCAGAACTTGATTTTGATACAACACTAAGACAAAGAGTTTCATATGCAAAGATATTAAATATATTACTTAGTATTCAGAATGTAACAGATGTGGACACTATGAGCATAAACAAGAATAATGTATCAATAGATATTGAATCCGGAAGCTTCCCGATAATATCAAGTATATCTATAGGGGTAGCAAGATGATAAAAGATAATTTGCCACTTTTTGTGTATAAGATAAAGCAGATGAAGGAACTTATAGATGCTGAAGATGTTGAAATTGAGTATTTATATAGTTTTTTTGAGGAACTAAGCAATGAATTTAATATTTTCAGTTGTAATGATACAATTGAACGATTTGAAAGAGATTATGCTATAGAGCCTAATGTAGAGCTATCAATTTCACAGAGAAGACTCAAGATACTTGTAAAGAAATATCAGAAGCTACTTCCTACAATTGCAAACCTTGAGGATACAATAAAAAGTCTTTTAAATGCTGATGTAGTAAAAATAAAGGAAGTAGGATGTAGATTTGATATATATGTTGGAAGTGCTTCACTTCTTGAAAATATGGATATTGCAAAGAAGTTCTTTAAAGATATCCGCCCGGCACACTTTGATTATAAGTTTATAAATTCTGTGCCAAGGGATGAAGTTGCTACAATATATATTGGAGTTGGTGAATTTACGCATAAGAAGATGAAGTTTGAGGTGGTCGAATGAAGTTCTATTTAACTGAAGCAGGTAGTAGGAAGTTAGCTAGTATAGTAACGGGAAGCACAATAACGATTACGAAAGCTGTTTCTTCAGATATAGTTAGCTCTGAGCCTAAAAGACTTGTAGAGATAGCAGGAAGAAAGCAGAGCCTGCAAGTAAATAGTGTTAATATTGAAAATAATGTAGCGGTAGTAAAGCTGACTCTTACAAATTTAGATGTAACAGAAGAGTATCAATTAAAGCAGATAGGTATATATGCAAGATTTGGCACAGAAGAGATACTTTTTATTGTAGGACAGGATAGAGCAGGTGAAAAGGTACCGGTTATATCAGAGAGAGAAATAGAGTATGATTATCAAATAAGCTTTGCATTTGATACAGCAGCAGAGGTGAAGATATCAGTATCAGCCAACGATTTTATCAAAAAGGCTGAAGCGTTAAATCTGTTGCATCTAAAAGTTGATAAAACAGAGTACGTAAATAAAATTACTGATATGAAAAGAGTGACGGTAGTAAATGTACCGGCTGACAGGTGGACCGGATCAGGACCATGGACACAGATATTACAAGTAGCTACTCTTAAAGATGGAGATACTCCTACAATATCACAACATATTAGCGAAGGCGAAAGTAGAGCGGATATTATCAAAGCTCAAGAGAAAGCGTATTCCTGCATAAATAAAGGTATTGTAAGTAATGGAGAATTAAAACTTATGTGTTATGTAAAGAAGCCCAAGGCGGCTTTTTTTATTGCAATTAAGGGAGAATAAAGATGAGTCAAGCAATTATCTTAAAGGGTGGAGCAGGTGGAGTCGGATCGGATGATGTGACAGCCGGCAAAGCTCAAGTTCTACGAGGCTACAAGACTATCACAAGTGATAGTGATGATGAAGTTGTTGAGGGTACTATACCTAATCGTGGCAATATAGTAGATACAGTAGAGTTCGTCAATGCACATTGGGATTCAAAGTTCTTGGCGAGAATGGAGGAAGGCTTTTATTCACAAAATGGGCAATATAAGCCGTGTGTGGCTATACCCTATGCAGTATTGGCTAATGGCATTGGAATAGATGCAAATAAAATGCTTAGCAATGCAACAGTTGCAGGAGTACGAGGCACTATACCTATACGAGGATATAGAGGTGAAGATTGTACAGAAATGTGGTTATATCCTGCTGAAGGTGGCTATGTTGTAAGGCTTAAAGAAGGTTACTATCATGCTTCTTCGGGTTATCAGCCTTATCTTATTGCTCCTACAGCTTTAGTTAAAAGTGCAGTTAATTATCATCCTGAGAAAACTTTGAGTGACACTACAACATGTGGTGAGCGTGGGCAGATTAAAATGATTAATACTCAGGACAATGGCTACACCATAAATCAGGCAAAGGTTTTAGCTATAGATGGCGGCAGAGGGAAGCTGGTTATGATAATGGGACATGGAAATGCCTATTATTTTAGAAATGATGGTAATCCTCATGTTGAAGCAAATGCTTCAGAATTAGGAAATGCAGTTAAAGAATCAGTACTTCAGGGGCAAACTGCCTCATCTCAGTACGGAATTAACTTTCAGGGAGCAATTCCAAGGTGGATTTGTAATACTGGTGATGTTATAAGTGCTGTTGATAACAACGGTTTTGCGTGGGATGATGCAACTGGGGCAAATCGTGGTAGAGGAATAGTTACAAGGGTACCAAATGGCCACTACATACAGGGAGCCAATTATGTATTTCTTCCATCACCTAATCTTTATCCGTGGAATATAAGAGAGGGTGTTAATATACATGGTATTGTAGGCACAATGAAAGATTCAAATGTAGGTAGAGTGGCTTTTAGGAATGCCACCTTTGACAATGTTTTAGTGTCAGGGGTGGCGAATATAGGATTGGGAAATAACCCAAATGTTTACAGTAAACCCTCAACTGAGATAAGAGACGGTATTATAAGATTTAGTAATACATCTTCAGCTTCAGGAGGAGGCCTACACCAGTATAGGAGTAATGCTGTTTTGGAAGAAGCAGTTACACTTGCTCATTCTGTTAATCTTTCATCTTTTAGAACTATAAGGTTAGGTTTGAAATACCCTTATGGAGGTAAGTGGTCGACGACAGGTGGAGTAGGTTCTTTAGTAGGTGTTTTATGGGCATTACCTACAAATATAACACCTGAATATGTGGCAAGCAGGAACTCAAAAATAAACCCTAATATTATAAAAAGAGTTGGTTATAAAGATGGTGTTATACCTATAGCACAAGGACAGTGGAATACACCTACTGAAATACCAGTAGGTGCAGAATATTTTGTTGATATAGATGTGTCTGATTTACAAGGTCACCATAGAATTGTTTTAGGTATGGCTGTTTCAGAAGCAAGTCACAGAGAGTGGTTTACCATACAGGTTAGTGTATATGTTAACAATAGTGTATCAGGAATTAGCCATATAGAGTTTATTAATTAAAGGAGATTTTAAATGAGCAAATTAATATTAAAGGATAAGACCGAGATAGAGCTTAGTACATATTACGGTGATACATTTGTCACGGTGATTGATAATTTTGCAGAATTAGATGAGTTAAAAGGTAAGTTGTCTGATGCAAATACTGTAATCATGACAGTTCAGGATGATGCCGGAGAGCAGTCTATAACAGGCCTTAAATTGCAAGGTATCACAATCAATTTTATTAAAGATGCAATGGGGGCAATCGTTCAAATGCAGGCTTTATTGATGTTCAGGTCTATGGACAAGACAGAACAGCTGGAGGCGACACTTACAGGTCGCATAGATGCTCTATCAAATGTGGTAGCAGAGCTTATGGGAAGCGAGGAGGAAGAAGGCAATGAGTAGTAAAAGAAAGCTGAAAATATATGTAAGATTTTATGCATCGAGAATTAAACACGGACTTATGACAATTGAGGAAGTGCCTGAGAAATATAAAGAACCTGTTCAAGAATTTATGAAGACAGATGAGTATTATTTAATGTGATTTTAAAAAGCGTTTAAATGGATTTAAAAGTTCATTTAAACGCTTTTTTATTAATAAATGTATGTATATTAACATATTAATAATTGTATATTCATATGTTAAAAACAAAAGTATGCAGTAAGTGTGAATATCTCATTTTTAATTTCCTAATTTCTTATTTTTGTTTTCGGCATACAAAGACGATTGTTTCAGATTTAGGTGATAATATGTTAAAAGAAATGCTTGAAAATGTCAAAAGAAAATCACCTCTTGTACATAATATAACAAATTATGTGACTGTAAATGACTGTGCCAATATACTGCTGGCATGTGGCGCCAGCCCTATAATGGCTGACGAGTTGGATGAGGTTGAAGAGATAACATCAATATGTTCAGGCCTTAATATAAATATAGGCACATTAAATAAAAGAACGATTCTTTCAATGATTGCTGCAGGTAAAAAGGCAAATGAATTGAATCATCCTATAGTACTTGACCCTGTGGGAGTCGGAGCATCCGGATTAAGAACGGAGACTGCAAAAATACTGTTGGAAAAAGTGAAATTCAGCGTAGTACGTGGAAATTTATCAGAGATAAAATGCCTTGCCGTAGGAATAGGTAATACAAGGGGAGTTGATTCCGTTGATTTTATCAATGAAAAAAATATTGATGCTGTGGTTAAGTTCGCAAAGGACTTCGCATTGAAAAACTCCTGTGTAACAGTCATTACATCTGCCATTGATATAGTTACGGACGGTAAAATTGCATATTGTGTATATAACGGAGACAGTATAATGAGTAAAATTACAGGAAGCGGATGTCAGCTTTCAGCTATGATGGCGGCATATATAAGTGCAAATCCTGACAACATTTTAGAAGCCGCTTTTGCCTGTGTTTGTGCAATGGGATTATGTGGAGAAACAGCAAAAAAACGTATGACAGATAAAGACGGTAACAGCAGCTATAGAAATTATTTGATAGATGCAGTCTACAATCTC